AAACAATTATTCTTGGACTCTATCCAATAGTCTAAGCTGTAATTGGTTGGCAACTTATGACAGGTTACTCCCCACAATCCTTCTAAAAAACCTGCTACTCGTTCTTCCCGTTTTTGATCATCTTTGGTTTCTAAACTTGGCGTTTTCATAATTTACCTCATTTAATAATTTCAACTTCCGATTGTGTTTCTATAACTACTCTAGCTCCACAAGACAAAATTGGTTTTTCGTTACCACCATATCTAATAATACTGTCTCCAAGTATTTTGACTTCATGACAGTAAGTATTATTTTTGCCCTGTTTGACTGTAATTACAGGCTCATTAGTATTATTTTTTTTATTAGATCTAATTTTGTGTTGATTAACGTGTATGTATGTTTTCATAGTTATTCTTCAAAAAAGTTTGGATCGACAGCCACTAATCTTTTAGTTGGCCTTCCTTTTCCTCCCACCTTTACTTCTACCTCTTGAATTTCTCTAGCGTTCATAAGTCTTTCAATAATTTCTTTTACCTCATAAGACTTCATACTTCTAAACAGCTCATGCCTATCCACTTCTCTTTTAGATATACCCTCGCCATTTCTTGACCTGATAAAAGAAAGCACTTGTTTGATTTTTGATTCGATTGCTGAACTTGCAACTCTATCTCTACAAGCTTCAATAAATAGCAAGTCGTAATATCTAACAAAATCAACACACCATTTCATAATATCCCCTGGAATCTTTTTTGCTTTGGGGTTCTCCGCAAGAGTAACTGAAAGGGATAGTCGCATGGCTTTTTCTCTAGATCTTGATAGTAATGGCTCTAAATTATCTTTCTCAAGTATATCTTGCCTTTTAACGATCTCAGATGCAAAGTCCTGCAACACTAATTCTGCGTCTTGGTCAAAGTCTAATACAACTTGTTCCAAATCAATATCAGCATTGTCAATAGCTACTTCATAAAAATCATTTATAGGTCGTCTTACATAATTAACCCAATTTACAATTCTTAATGGTGCATCTCTAAACTTTTTAAGTTGTGCTACTCTTCTTGGCTCTTTTGACTCTACGATTAAGAATCTATTAAGAAAACCATCTGCTATCCTGCCACTATTCAAAGCTTTATAAAAGTTCTTAGGTACTGATAAACCAACTAAAGTAATGTTTGGTTTATGCGTAAGCCTATTCATAAATTGATCTTTATATTGATCAGGAACATTCATCAAAGAATAATTATCAGGTCTTAAAGTACCATGACACCTACCCCAAGCTTCCATCAAAGTTTGCAATCCATCTTCTCTGTTAAAATTTTGCTGTCCACCTATTGACTCCAACCTTTTACCAAACTCATCCATAATAGTAATTTGTGTTGGTCTTTGTCTCAGTATTGAATGCACAGCTCCACTTGAAGTATAGCCATCTCCTACTATCAACTTTGAATGTTGTGATTCGTTCAGTATGGTTTCTACAAATGTTTTTATGTTTTCTTTTCCTTGTCCTGACTTGGCAATACACATAAAAAACAAACTAGAAAAATTATTCATATTAGTTCTATAAACTCTGCCACAAGATACTGATGCTAAAGATAAAGCAGCGACCATAGATAATTCAGGTTGTGGCACTTGTGCAATATCTTCGCAAAAGTTATACATGTCTTTTAATAATCCAGGAGGATCATATAAATCTTTTGGTGGTTTTATATTATCAACTGCTTGAACAAACAAAGGAGCTTTTTGATTTTTTCTGTCATGCGTAGATTTCACACTATCTACAACTTGATCAATTTCTCTGATAGTGAGTGGCGGATTGTTATTAGTGTTCCACGACCTTAAAAAAAATTTTGTAAAGTTAAGGTTTACATTTTTAGAAATCATATAACCTGCAATCCTTGCTGCCTGATCATTCCTTGAGCCTTCATTAACCCCATCAAGAGAGAAAGGTACAGTTATATTTTTATCTTTGGCTCCTGACTCTTTAGGTACACCCGTTATTTTGTACCATTCTTTTTCTGTAAAATCAGGTAAGTCTCCAATATCATAAACACTCCAACCATCAAGAAAAACAGGCTTGTAAATTGCACCGTTTGCATGTCTATTGTAAGGAGCAATAATTAATCCACCTTCTCCTCTAATATCAATAAGTCTTTCTATTGGCGTTTCATTTGTTCTCCTTGTGGCAAAAGTCGTAAAGTTTTGTGGATTATTGTAATAGAAGTGCATACCCTTACCCGTAATAACTTTGTAAGGAGTTACTGGCAAATTTTCTTCTACCCAAGTCATAGCCTCAGGCGTGTCTGCATCTACTACAATAAATTTTCCACAAACTATAGCAACGACAAGATCATCTCTGTCTTTGAACCACTCTTCAACTTTTTCTCTTTCAGGTCTTTTGGTTTTGTATTCTTCCCAAGAGCCTAAATTTTTTGGGGGCTTTTTATCTTTTCTCTGCAAAGGAATTACGCTAAGGCCTTCTTCATAATAAGCCATAGCTAATTCATAAGGAGAGTCCTCCTCTGATAAATTTATTTGAAACATCTAAGATTGAAGATCTTTTATGTTTCCAAATATAGATTCGTAAGTAAGCTTACCCTCTGTCGCTTTTATTATTTGATGAGCTTGTTTTATAGATGGATTTCTATATCCATAACGCCAAGCTTTAATAGACGCTTCAGAACAATCAAAAGTTGATGCAGACTCCTTCACTCCCAAAAACTCAATATAGTCCTTGAGTGAGTAGTGCTTTACTTTTTTGTTTTGAAACTCTGGCTCATGTCCAGATTTTTTTAGATTTTTTAGTGCTTCATCCGACAGTTTTTTTTGTCGGTGATAGTAATTAGCTTTCCAAATTTCATTCATTTTTTTGCTCCTCTTAATAAATGTTTACACATAGTATAGTATAGTCTATAATCTTTCAAGTTCATTAATTAAAACAGAGAGGTGAAGAGTGAGCATAAAAAATAAAATTGTTACGCCTAGTCAGTTAGTAGATGATCAAGGAGCTAAAATCCTTATCTTCGGTGAAGCTGGTTCGGGTAAAACAACTATATGTGAGACAGCACCAGGTAAAACATTAGTTATATCTGCTGAGGCTGGTTTACTTTCTATTAAAGACTCTACGAATGTTGATGCTTTAGAAGTTAAAGAAGCTGCTGAAGTCATGGAGATTCATAGACTTTTAGAATCTGGTGAAATTAAGTATGACACCGTTTGTCTAGATTCAATATCTGAGATAAGTGAGATCTTACTTAATTTTGAAAAATCAAGAAACAAAGATCCTAGAGCTGCATACGGTAATGTGCAAGAAAGCATGACTAATGTTATGAGAGCTTACAGAGATTTGAAAATGCACGTTGTTTTCTTAGCTAAGAGTGAAAGAACTATTGCTGACGGCATACCTAACTTTGAACCAAAAATGGTTGGTACTAAATTAGGACAAGCAGTTACTTATTTCTTTGACGAAGTGTTGGCTTTGAGAATAATTGAAGATCAAGACGAAGAAGGTAATGTAATCAAAAGAAGATGGTTGCAAACTGAAACTGGTCAAGGTCATGTGGCTAAAGATAGGAGTGGTAAGTTAAATCCATTTGAAGAACCTAACCTTACAAAACTTATTGATAAGTTAGGATTTGGAAAGGCTAAACAAACCACACAAGAAGAACCTTTAACTAAAGCGGGGTAATAATGGTAGATTTTGCAGACGTTGATTTCATTGATTCTATTGATGAAATGCCTATAGGACCAGGTGTGGCTCCTGAAGGAACTTATCCTTGTAAGGTAATTGAAAGTGTTAAGTACCAATCTAAATCAGGTAATAATACTTTAAAGATTACTTTCCAAGTAGATAATGGTAAATATAAAGATCATGTTGAATACTTCAGTCTTTGGCATCCAACCGAAGATGTGAGAAGGATTGCAACTGAAAAGTTTACTAGATTGGCTAAAGCTGTCGGGTTTAAAAAGTACCCAGATGATGCTTCAGCTTATGTTGGTAAAGAATTACTAATGAATCTCAGAAATGTAGATGAAGATTG